AAACCTAAAATAGCAGTTGTAAGTTTTAACTTCTTACTTGAAGCGTCATCTTTTACTAATTTACCAACATTGTTTTCAACAAACTTTACTAAATCATGGTAAGGTTTACCATGTATCAAAGGTATAAAGTCACTATCAGTTAAGCCTTTATATCTTAAAAATGGTTTCATACCATCATACTGACTTGATGATTTACTATTACCATATAAAGATGTTGTTTCAAATAAGGCCAAGTTCATATCGTATTTGTTATTCATCATTTCTCTTACTTCATGTGAACAACAGACGGCCGCTAATAATTTTCCACCCAAATAATTAAAACCAAATGGTTGTACAGGTACAATTACAAAACCCATAATAGATGTTTTGTTAAATGATTTAAGTTCAGGTACATTACCTAATAATTCATTACGAGGTTTCATATTAATAACTGGTGATGATAGTCTAATAAAACCTACTATCTTTTGTGTGTTCGTTTCCATAACCACAATCTTTAAATTTTTACCAGGCACACTAGACATATTAGTGTGTGACGAAACCATATTTAATAGCTTATCATATCTTTCATTGACAATAACTTTTATTTCAAAGTTCATATCTTCAGGTGACATATCATTATTATTAAATAAGTCTTCTTCAGGACCATCATCAAATAATGTACCAGCTGAATTATTGGTTTCTAATTGAGATAGCTTTTGATCTCTCATATACTGGTCAATTCTATCAAACTGACTAAAATAGTCATTGAATATACCAGCACAATATAATGCTTGTTCTTTTGTTAAGGTTTTTCGTTGTTCCATAGACATAATAAAAATATCACAAATAAGTAAATCATTATAACATATAATATAGATAAAGTCAAGCTCATTTAAATTTATCTGTTTGGTTGCCCCAACTGTCCCAACCAGGTCTTTTGGTTCTGGCAAATAGTTCTACATAAGGCCCTTCTAATAAATTCTCTATATGATTATACATAATATCTGGTTTTCTACTATGTTCTCTACGTTCAGACACAACTAATTGAGGAACACTTTTACTGATTCGTTTTGGTTTACCTTTTGTGGCCAACAAACACATTTCAGGATTACCTCTTGTCCAATACCCTAGACCTGTAAAGAAACCCATTTTAGTACGATTTGTTTTTGCCCAAGTAAAACCTACTGTCTTATACTTAAATCCCCAAGCATCAATTACTTCAAATGCTTTATCTAAAAGTGGATCAACAACCCACATTAAAAGGACTGCATCGTCCTTAGCAAGGTCACCAACAGGTAACCGAATAATGTCAGAGATAGACATACAAGGATAGTGTCTTTCAGGACTTTTATCTTTTCCTTTGTTACTATACGTTTTAAAATACCACGGTGGATCCGCATATATTACTCCATGTTTTTTGTTTGTATTAAACTCCATAATTTAGTAAAAAATATTTTATCAATAGTATTAAAATTATAAATCTAGGTATAGACCAATTTGTTTTTAATGCCATTAGTGCTCCTGTAGCAAATCCCCAATGAATACAGATCAAAACCATGATTATGTTCATTCAAAAAATGCCTCTAAACTTGCTTTCTTTTCATATGACCAACCAATAGAATTTAATATAAAACTCATAGGGTCTAAAAATGTTTTTTGAAACATTACATCATAATCAATATATTGCTGTAGTTTAAATTCACTTGGTAGTTTTGTGACATAACTTACTACGTCAAATTTAAATGGATTAGCTTCTACTAATTTTAAAAATTTAATTTTATCACCCTCTTGTATAATTGGATACTTTTTACTTAACTTAAATTGTCTTAATTGATGATTATAAATTAAAGCACCTTTAACGTGTATTGGTGTACCTTTAATAAAAATATTATTGGCATGTTTATATTTAGCCAAGTTATTACAAGACCTTGGAAAAGATATTTGTTCTGCTGTCATATTGTAAAATTCTTCTTTAAATTTAGCAACAAATGTTTGTAGAGTATCTTCATCTTTAGTCATAATTAATTTGATTGCTTCTCTAATTCTACCTCTGCAAACTTCAGGTGTTGATGACTTGACAGCTTCAATACCCATGATCTTTAGTTTAGGTTCGTCAAATGTAATACCTTCTTCGTCTAATACATTTAACATATATCTTTTTTTTGCAGTCCAGATACCTTTGTCAGCTATGACTTCTCGTTTCATAACCATTTTTTGTTTAATGGCATTAGTATAATCAGCAAGTTCATTAAAACATTTATCAATAAAAGGTTCAATTCTACTATTAACAACTTTGTTTATAAACTTTAATGTATCTGCTTTTGTTTTATCTTTACAAGTTGCTTCAACAAGTTTGTCTAAACAAAGATAAATTGAATCTGTATCAGACGCAACAATGTAATCAACTTTATCGTGGGTCTTTAATATCTTATTCATATATTCATTTACATTCTTTTCAATAAAACGAATTACAAATTGACCTGATGAAGTAATAGCAGTTGCTTGTCTTACATCATAGTATCTAAAGTATTGATTACCAATAGCACCATAAGCTGAGTTAAGAGCAATCTTCTTTGCCCATTGTATATTATGACAACGAGATATTTCTTTTAATAAACTTTTATCTTTTGTCTTTTGATATTCTTGTTTTGCTTGAAACTCTAAAGTCTTAAATTTAACTCTATCGTTATACATACTTTCCATAAGCCTAGGTAAGAAACCTGGACTATCTGTTTTAAACATAGCACCATTTGGTGTAATACAGGCGCCTTCAGTTTTTAGATGAGTTAGTGGTGTCGCATGATTTAATAACTTATCTACTGAAACGCCTGATGGTTTAACACCAATAATTTTTTCTGGTGAAATATTGTACTGCATAATTAAATGTGGATATAGTGAGTTAATATCAAATGAAACAATCCAATTATGCATACCTGTAATTGGGTCTTTTACATAAGCGCCATCATACTTGTCTTCTTTAATGTTATCTTCTTTGGGTGGAATCATAACATTATCTTTTTTCAAGTAATTGTAAATTAACATATCCCACATTCTTACTTGTGAGAATACGTCTGTATAATTTACTTTGGCTTCATACGCCATAGTTAATACTAGTTCAATTAGTTTTAGTTTATCTTCCAAACCATCAACAATCTCAACGTCTTGTATATTGTAATCTATAAATGATTGAAAGTCTTTTGTATACCATTCTCTAAAAGTATCGTAAGGCATTTCGTCTTTACCTTTACCAAGTTCTACTTTACCAATATAGTCAAGTTTATAACTCTCTTGTCTTGCTGGAATAAACTTTTGATATAAGTCCAGATAATCTAACATAGAGATACCAAAGATATTATAATGAGTTTGTGGTCTACCTCTTACAAATATGGTTTCTCTTTCAACTAAATTCCAAGGTGAAAATCTTTTTAATATTTTTTCATCTACTAAATTTCTAATACGATTAAACAAATAAGGTATGTCAAAAAACTTTGTGTTCCAACCTGTAATGACATCAGGATAATTTTTAATCCAAAACTTCATAAACTCCATAATCAAAGACTTTTCTGACTTACATCTTACATAGGTAATGTCTGGTCTATCTGTTTTATATTCACCTGTACCCCAAGTAATGATTTGTTTATTAGATTGATTTTTAACTGTAATTGCTAGTAGTTCCTCTACTGGATTTTCTATATCAGGAAAACCATTTTCAGCACTACATTCTATATCGACTGTAAATATCTTAATTAAATCTTTATCAAACTTTACTTCTTCTGGATATTCATTTGCAATATATTGATATTGGTAACGGTCCATTCCATATAATGGAGAAGTACCAGTATTATAAGTCTTTTTAAACTCTCTTGCTTTTGAAATACTACCAAATTGAATTGGTTTGAGATGTTGACCTTTTAATGTTTTAAATTCTGTTTCTTGTTGTGAATAAGCATATAGAGTTGGTTCAAAATCTATTTTATTTTTGTATTCTTTACCCTCGTGGATACCACGAACAAGTAACTTACCTCTATGTTCAATAACGTTTTTATAAAAGTTCATAATATATTATAACACTAAATCTTATGATTGTCAAGTAAATTTACAACCAAACCATCATGTTCTTTGCTTAATTCAATTTGACAACTTAATCTGCTAACATTAGGATCATACCCCTTTTCATATTCAATAAGACTTCCTTCAAATGAATTTTCATTAACTTTTCCAATCTTATCTATCCAGGATTCATCTATCTTAACATGACAAGTTGCACAGGCACAACACCCACCACAATCTCCAGGTATTTCTGGTAAGTTACCGTAATCTCTTGCGGCTTCCATAAGTGTCATACCTTCTTCAACTTGAACAGGAATTAAATCCTGTTCTCGTTTGAAATACACTGTTATCATTATAACTGTGGTATTTTAGTTTCTGTAATTAACCCTGGTGTTTGTATAATACTACTAGTATTTTGTTCGTAAGATTTTAATATTTCATCTTTTGGTTCTACAATAGAAATAATATTTTGATCTTTTAATTCTACACTATCACTTTTTCCATATGGACTATAAAGTGTCATCATTAATTGTACAGGTTTCCCTGGTCCTTGTTGATGAGGTATAATAACAAATGGTTGTTTTAGTGTAACTGTTCCTGCGTCTAAATTATTGGTAATTTTAGCGATTACATCTTCGCCAGTAGATAGTCTTAATATTTTCACTTCTTGCATAATATCTCCTTATTGTTTATAATATAACACACATTGACTTAAATGTCAATGTTATTTCTTTTCAAAGCCAACTTTGTCTTGTTTGCCTTTTTTATCAATCGGTCTTAATCGTTTACTTAATACAAACGTTCTATTAGGATTGACACTAACGTTCA